ACATCATTCCTTCGGGGGGTTGTTCAGGTGCCATTTCGGGCATTTGAGGCTCCATAGCCCCCATTTCCGGCATTTCTGCGGGTTCAGGCTGCTCCATGTTGGGCATTTCGCGCATCTCAGGTGCGCCTCCAATCAGATCGCCGGTATCCATAGCCGCTGCAATGGTACCCATCACGATATCTTGGATTTGCTCGGGCGACATACTGTTCTGCACGGCGCTGATACGCTTTGTCTCGGCGTCGTAGGCGTCTACCTGAGCCTTGTATTCCTTGATGTCCACCTCGCGCTGGGCAACGCTGTCCTGCACGTTCTGGATGATGTCCGTCATGCGGTTCATCTCCTGCGTCATGGCTTCCATCTGCTGTGCAGCAGCAGCCATCTCGGGCGACTGATCGCCTTCCGACAGAACCTTCGGGTCAAGAATCTTCTTGAACCGCTCGGCCATCTCCTGAGCACCTGGCCAATCCATGTTCTTGATGAACAGATCGCCAGCAACCGACCAAAGCTGTGGGTTGGTCTGCAAAATCTGGCTCATGGCATCCAAGGCTTCCTGACGCTTGGTCATGTAGCCTGGGCCGGTCGTCACCATAACGTCGTAGGTGCCGACGCTGGGGTTGTAGATTTTCTCAATCATCCCGCCGTTCTGGTCACGAATTTCCTTGACAGGCTCGGGCTGGGCTGGGTTGAACTTGACCATGCTAACTTCGCCGTCGATGCCAATGATGCGGGCGATGCGCTGCGTGTCGTAAATCTTGGGGATCATATCGACGATTTGCCGGGTGATGTGGCGGATCGCGCGAGCCAAGTTATCGACGTAGTGGTAAGTGCCAACGTCGCCCTGCTTCTCGCGGGCAAGGATGGCCTTTCCAGAGCGTTCGTTGCCTGCCATGCCCAACGAGGCGTCATACTGCCCCGTCGTTCCCTTGATGTCGTCAGCAGCCCCCATCTTGGCCTGGATCAAGCCGGTCTGAGGCAACGGAGGAGGCGCGCGCTGGGGCAGGGGGAGAACTGACCCAGCGCCGTCCGTCACGTCGGGATTGACTTCCAGATACGGCCAATTGGTCGTATTGGCAGTCTTCCACTGCATCTCGTACCCTTCAAACTGGCCACCATAGCCAATGAAAGGTGCCTTTGGAGCCAGAGCCAACATCTCGGCTTCTTGGCTCGTCCAGTAGTTGTACATCCGCTGGGCGTCCTTGGCATTACGCACAAGGCCCGAGATGTGCAGGCGTCCTTCGACTTCCCACTCGTTGCCGATGACGCGGACGACAGGAATCCACTTGCCTGCCCACTCGCGTTCGTCAAGAATGTCGAACCCGTTGGTCTTCATCCACATGACCTTCTTGCGGTCAACGATGCGGGTGCGGATAGGCTTGCCAAACATCGCCGTAAGCTGCTTGTCCTGCGGCGTGCCGCTGAACGCAGTCTGGTTGTCTGGGTAGAGGTGCAGCGTGGCTTTTTCGTAGGTGTTGTAGAAGTATTCCGCGATGCGGATCGTGTCTTCCTGAAGCCACGACGACAGGCCGTCATTGCCGACGCCTTGGCTGTACAGCGTGCTGATCGGCGATGCGTCGGGGAACATACGCTCGTATTCGTCGCGCAGGATGTCCTCGGTGACGAAGCACCATTCGGCATCCGCGCCGCATGGGTCTTGGATTGTCGGATCCATATAGACGCTAAACGAGTTGCGCACCCGCTCAATGCGGATGTCCTGATCGAACGTCTCATCGTTGCAGTATTCCGTCAGCAGGCGGATGTAGCCCTCGCCGTAGGTCACCTGGTTGTCGCAGGCGGTGTCGTAGGCCACGTCGGCGTCCGACATATACTCAATGTGCCGCACGACGCCGTTAAAAATCTCTGCCACCTGAACGTCAGCGTTGTCATCCGCCGGGATGACCTTGCCGCTAGGGCGGTTCTGGCGCTGCTCGTTCGTCACCTGACGGACGTGCTGCGGCAGTTTGTTAATCGTCAGGCACGGGCGGGCGTTGATCGTCTGGCCCTGCACCGCACCGCGGGTTGCCAGCACGTCGGCGGGCCACTGCCACTGGTTGTCTGGCGACCCGGCCATAAAACGCAGATCGTCCAGTTCGTCCTCGCGGCTGTCGGAGTACGCCGACTGCGCCATCTGGAGGCGATGGCGCATGGTGGCCATCTTGTTGTCGTCATCCTTTGACGACTTCGCCGGGTTAGACCCTACGTTTGCGACTTTTCCAGCCGCTACCATGCCTGTAGGATCAGCCATAATGTTACTTCTGACCCTTTTTAGCTGCGGCGCGCTTCGTCGAATATGCAATCGCTACAGCTTGTTTGATCGGCTTACCAGCATTTACTTCCGCCTTGATGTTCTTGCGAAAGGCTTCCTTGCTTGCTGACTTGACCAAAGGCATCTTACTTGCCCTTCTTCATGGGCGTCTCACGCATCCGCGTGGTGATGCTGATGATGTCCTTGCCGCCTGCGGTCGGCATAGGCTTGCGCGCCAGCGGAATGGCGTCCGTCTCGGCCTTGGGCATCTTCATGGTGGGCATCTTCATGGGAGTTGGGCGGCGCATTATTTACCCTTCTTAGCTGTCTTGGCGCTCTCTTTGAACGCCTTTGCCGTGGGCGCACCCTTGGCACCCACCTTACGCATCTTTTCGCCAGAACCAGCGGCAATCCGCTCCTTCTTGGCGTTGATGTTAGCGTAGAGACCTGGCTTCTTCATTAGCATTTCCACCGCTTGAGGCTGGCCTTGGCACGTTCGCCGTCCTTGGCCTTTGCCGCTACCGCGCCCATCCTGGCGCAAAATGATGCCTTGCGGCCTGCGTCGGCCTTCGTCTTGGGGCTGGGCGCTGGTGCCTTGAGGTTAGACCCGGTTTCCCGGTTGTACTTGGCACGGCCCTTCTCAGTCAGTCCCGCGCCCTTGGACACGGGCAGCTTTTCCCCGCGGCCCACGGCCAGTGAAACAGACTTTTTCTTGTCGGCCATTTCAAGACCCCATCCAAGAATTAATAACTCCGCCGGGAGAATACGCGCGCGTTCTCTTGTTGTCAACGCGCCCTTCGCGTGACGCTACAGGGAACGCGAACGTCACCGCGATGGCATCCGCGGCGTCTGGTGACGCCAGCCCACGCGAACGCATATCTTTCTTCGACTCAAGGAACAGCGTACCCTTGCTGTCTGGCTTCGTCTTAGGCCCGATCAAGTCAGACTTCAGGAACCTGTCCGCTGGCACGCTGCCTGTCTTGAGCCAGTCACGCATGGCGCCCCACATCTCAGCGCGCTTGTTGCCCCACATGATCTGGTTCTTGGCTTTACTGCCGAAGTTGACGCCCCTGATCTTGTACCGCTGTTCCTTCAGCCGATCCACGACGCCCGCACCCAGCCCGCCCTCGTCGATGACGGTCAGCGCAGGCTTGTACTCTTCTATGGCGTCAATGACGTGACCGACGACTTCCATCGTGTCTGCGCCGCGCAGCCGCTTGATGTCGATGATGTCCCGGCCCTGCCGCACCGCGATGACGGTAGCGTCTGATCCAAAGCGTGCCGGATCGACGCCAATGACGATGGGCGCAGTCTCGTCCTTCTGCCGTGGCCGCTTCATGGCGTCGTCGATCAGATTGACCGGGATGAATTGATCGTCGCCTTCTGACGGGAACTGACCGTAGACTTCGACGTTGGCCTGGTAGCTATCCGCGCCGTACTCGTCGAGTATGCGCTGGTACAGGTTCTTGTCGGTTCCCTCGACATCCCGCGCGTCGATGTTGCTTGTGCGCCAGAACGCACGCTTGCTGTTAAACGCCTCGTAGAAGTAGCCAGTGTTGCGCCGCGGGTTGGAGAACGCGATGTGAAAGCGGTGCGGCGTGTTTTCCGTGAAGAACCCGTCACTGACCGACCAGATGCTGTCGGGAATACCCGACGCTTCGTCGAAGATCAGCATCACGCCATCCCAGTTGTGCACCCCCGCGTAGGCGTCGGGGTTCTCTTCTGACCACAGCCGACCCTCCACGGCCCAATAGCGTGTACCTTTCTTCAAGTCACGCTCGACCAGTTCCGTGATCCACTTCGCGGGCATGATGCGTGTGGCGGCGATCTCGAACCAGTGGCTGTTGATGGCCATCGCCAGCCACTTGGTTATCTCGGCCCAGGTCACCGACCGAAGCTGCGCTTCGCTGTTGGCCGACACGATGGTTGTCGAGCCGATGCGCGTAGACAGCATCCAATGCACCAGCCAACTGACCAGCGCCGACTTGCCGATACCGCGGCCTGACGCCACGGCGTTGCGGAACGTGTCGTAGTCGATCTTGCCGTTGTTAGCTTTGATGTGGTCACGCAGGGTTGTCAGCACCTCGCGCTGCCACTTGCGCGGCCCGGTGAAGTTCTCCAGCGGCGTGTTCTTCTCACCCCACGGGTAGGTCAGCAGTACGAACGCCAGCGGGTCATCCTTGATAGTCGGCGACCATAGCCGACTCATCAAGGCCATCTCCTCTTGTGCGTTATATATCGGAGCTTGCATATAAGCGTCTTTCTGCGTCTGCGCGTGCCGCGGCGGCTGTTTCTACGCTATCATATATACCTATGTAATGCGTTTGGCCCCGAACGCGCATCTGAACTTGCCATCTACCGCTGCGGGCTACATACGCCACGCCTTTTAACCCTGATTTGCTTTTGGAATGCCCGTTAGTATTCCAGCTATTTTCTAACCTGCTTGCTTGGCGAAGATTGCGCCATTGGTTGTCGGCGCGGTTACGGTTTATGTGGTCGATTTCTTTGTCGGGCCATGCGCCGGTCATGTACAGCCATATCAAGCGGTGCGCTTGATATTTTTTGCCATCTATAGCGATAGATATGTACCCGTCAGTTGTTAAACTGCCTGCGCGTGCGCCGGGCGCGGCGCGCGTATTTCGCCGGACAAGATTTGATAAATGCCCCGTGTTGGGGTCATATGCCAGTAGACTTTTCAGCCTCTCTTGCGTTATCAGTTCGGTAGCCATCAACAATGTCCTCTTGTTGGTTGGTCAGGAACGTGGAGGACGTTGGTGCGTCCTCCACTTCCGTATAGAGACCTTCTATAACACGTAATTCAGCTTTTTCCAAAGCCGCAATAATGCTGATCTGCTGGTCGATGTTTACGTCGATCTGCTGCTTGGCCACCCACCCATGCTGATGCTTGAGGATGTCAAGCGCGGCCTTGGCGTCGCCCGCGGCGGCGGCGTCGTACAGCGTCTTGGCGGCGTTGAACTCGCCCTCGGAGCGGCCCTTCATCTCGGCCATCTCGACCAGCGGGTCAAACTCCTGAAGGCGTCGGTATTGGCTGGGCGTCAGGCCAGCGGCCATCGCCAGGCTGTCGCCTTTTAGGCCATAGCGCGCGGCTGCGTATATGGCCTCCAACCGCGCCTCGGTTGCTTCGGGCCGTTCAGGGGTAAAGGGTAGAGAGTAGAAACTCATGGTGCGCGACAGTAACCGTTGCGGGTGACGTGGGCAATATGCAAAAAAAATTTTGATTTTTACGTTTTACGGTTTGCAAAAAATTGTTCGCGGACCCTGCCCGTGACAGTCACGCACGCGCCGGCCCCCACCCCCCCTACGCGCAGGCTGGCGGACGCGCGGGCGCACGGTACGTGCAGGATTGCGCGCGGTCATTTGCCCTGGCTTGGCGGTCTTGGCAACAAAACACCTGGTCGGCGGGCGCGCGACTGGCGCGG